AGCGGAACTACTCCTGTTCCACCAAGCTGTATACTTTTAACGCGCCTACTCGATTACTTCACGCTGGCGCGACTATATTACATATAAACAATATCACATTATACACATTATAATACAAACATTTTTGGTCCTATTTGTTCTGATATTTTGTTATTGATACTATTAATGAAATATTTTTGCAACCTTAACCATTTGTTTTCTTTTTTTCTCTTCATAAACATTGCATAATAAACTGAATTTTCATATTTCTTACCAAGTATACGTTGTCCTGCTTTTGATACATTATCCATTTCAGGATATATCACATCTACCTGTCCTAACAACCAGTCATAAACCCAAGACCTTGGTGCATTGTAATTTTTGACTAGTGGATCTATGTCTTGGAAAGCTCTATTCATCACATCTCTTTTATTTGTAAAAATCACATTATTATACCATGATGATGTTAATTTTGGTTTTTTTGGTATCTTTTTATCTCTAACAAGCGCAAATTCTAAAGGTTCTATCTTCTCTACATCTAATATTTCATAATTTTGATCTGTTTTAAGATTATTGTCTTGTACCTTACATGCGTCAAGAAACCATTCGTCAATTTCACTTCTTTGGCCTAAACCATAGAATTCTTTGAACTGTTCGAATCCTGAACCATGAATATGTACATGATATAACCAAGTCCCGGGTATATAGTTTATTGTTTTCTTTTCTATTGGCTGTACCCCCTTTCCCCCGTAAATAACCTGACCGTGCAAGAACGTTTTTATTAGATCGTTTGGTAACTTTGCACCTTTAATATCTCTTATAAAATTATCTTTTACTGATGACCACTTGATTCTTGCTCTTAATGATAATCTTTTCCATCTGTCATAAATATTATTAAGTTTACCTGAAAATGTGTTATCTTCGATATTACCTGGATAAATCCATAATATCTTGTTTATTGTTCTAGCTGGATATCCGTTAATCCCTTCACTTGTCGAATATAACCTAAGATACTCATTGTGGTTTCTCGAGAAGAAGTTTTTATTTGGATGTATTACAAAACCATAAGATACCAATTCTAACCAATAGAGTAATGAATCGATTAAGTACTTCCATGATGTGTTCTGATCATCACCAGTAGCATCAAACTCAATCATCTGTACATTAATTCCTTTTCTTCTTATTTGTTCTATAGCCACTCGACTCTCTGCAATATTAGCAATTGTATTTATTTTTGATGTCCATTGCCATCCTGACAAAACCCCATTTTCGTAAGGTATTTTTAAAAACTTTCTTTCACCTTTCACGTAACCTTCATCATCTTCCCTTAATTCATAAACCAAATATGCATTCTTGATCCCGTATATTATACTATTCATAACTTTATCATATTGCTCTTTTATCATATTCGTTGTATCCATTTTATTTCTTAGAAGTAACCTAATTTCATCTAAAATAGCCAGTACCATACTTTTAGATACATGATGATCGAAAGAAGACTGATCTAGAGGAACGCGCCATCTCTTGTCTCTATAATTCATGAATTCAACCCACATTTCTTCTATTTGATTTTGTTTTCTCCATAAATATGAATTTTCATTACCTGATAACCATTCACTCAACCATGTATCCACAAACCTCATTTTTAATGTGAGATTATAATCTGCTGAAACGATTAATCGTCTTTTCGGATATACCTCTACTTTATCATTGACTTTGTGTTTAGCCGGTTCATCTCTATATAGTCTATTTAGTTTATTCTCAATTGAGATCGCTCCTGATTTCGCAAATTTATTCTTCATGTAATCTAACTCCTCATCAAAAACTGTAAACCTCATCTCTTCTCCCC